TGGTGAACAAAACATTGAGGGCTACTTTTTGAGTGATAGCACTGTTGTAAGTGCGTCTGGACGAAGATATCGTAAAGGCTTCAATACAACTAATCGTAGTAAAATTGCGGCTTGTGCAAAACTTAAAACAGTTGTGGAATCCAAAAAGATGACCATTAGTTCACCAAGTCTTATCGGAGAACTAAAAAACTTTGTGGCTCACGGAACTAGTTATGCTGGTAAGCCAGGTGAAACAGACGATTTGGTCATGGCCTGCTTACTTGCAGTTCGTATGTTACAAGTATTGACCAGTTATCACAAAGAGCTAGACTCACACCTTACAGATTTCAGCGAGGAGACTTTAGAACCTATGCCGTTTGTGGCAATGTTTTAATAAATACGTACATGGCACAAGAAAACACAGCATCACAACAGATATATGACTTGTTAGTCACAAAGGATTTTGATCCAAAGAGCTTGGATAGTATGGGAAAACCGACTGTAAATCCAAGCGAAGCAGATTTATTTTCCTTTAACTTTAGTGCGAACGGAAATGAATATGGAACGGTTGTAGTACTAATCAACGGCGATAACGATCTTGAAGTATATTATGGCGACAACTTAGGTAAAGGCATGGATCCTGGAGATAAAGGCGATTGGTACGACTTTCTCGCTATGCTTAGACAGACTGCAAAACGCAACTTGCTTACATTCAGTCTAAACAACATGAACAAACTAAAATATCAAATGGCAACAATGGCCGATCTCAGCGAAAACCTAATAATGGAGGCATGGAAAGCACAAGGCAAAAGCAAGAGCTATAGCAACCAACCAGGAAAAGCAAAAGTAGTAATTCAACATTCACGTGCAATTGGCGAGGGCGAACAACGTTTTAGAAACATTGCGGCACTGTTTGTTGAAAATGCACAAGGTGAAAGATTTCGTATGCCTTTTGAAAGCATTGCTGGTGCTAAAGCAATGGCACGTCACGTAAGTGAAGGCGGTACTCCGTATGATGCTTTTGGACAGTATATAAGTGAAACCATAAATGAAATTAAAACACTTGGAAGATTTGTAAGAGCAAGTCGCAGTAATCAATTTGCACAAAATGACCAAGCATTAGCAATTGTAGAAGATGCAGTAAAACATTATGCTGATCTAAAACGCAAAGCAAAGAAAATGATAGGCAAGCGTGGATACAAAGAAATTTTCAGTGCATATGATCCAGCAGTCGTAACAGAATTAGACGAAACAATTGAAAGTGTACGTGAAGTATTTGTGAACAGTGCTTTGGATAGCCGTATAGAAGAAGCATTGCCAATACTGGCAAGAATAAAGGAAAACACCATGAAAGAAGCAGACGTATTTGAAGACTGGACCAACCAGATTATGGAAGGTACATGGGCATTGCCAGAAACAGAAGAGGACATGGCCAGGTTAAAAGAGTTATTGGCAAAACCATTGCCAGTAGGACCAGATGGCGAATATGCTACTGAACAACTTTATGATTTGATCGGCGATGATCAACTGTTTGATAATCTTTACGATCTGTCTCAAAAAGACCCAGATGCAGATGGTAGAGAAGTAGTAAAGGCACGTATGCAAGAACTTGGTGTTGAAATTGATGTTGAAGAAAGCATTGTTGAAAATCCAACAGAACAAGAAACTGCCAGTTCTTATCAAGCAGGACAGGCAAATGCCGCCGCAGGTAAAGAGCGTAGCATGGCAATGAACTTAGGTGGAGAAAAAGCCGCAATGAAAACCACTGCGGGTGGTACAGATATCGAAGAAGGCTATGGGGATAAAATTATCTTCAAAGGCAAAGAAATCGATACTGACACTATCGAATATGATATGCAGGACTATAGTGATTTAATATTTGTCCTTGAGGATGGCATAAAGTATACCGACGGCACTCCAGTTGCTGAAGAAGATTATGATGCACTACATGAAGAATACGATCTAATTGAATGGGTACGTATAGATTATGTAGACAGCATGGGCACATACGAAGGCATGGACAGTTTTGTAAATCCAAACGATCAAGATGCTACACGCAGTAAAACCAATGTACCAACTAAAGACTTAGATTCTGAAGACATGACCGAGGTTGATGATATTGATACTGGTAAACAAGCACTAAAGGCAGAACGTGATCCAATGTTAGAGAGAATCCTATATCTAGCAAAAGGTTAATTTAACCAAAAACTTTGACTATTGCCACACTCATGCTATTATAGAGCATGTTTAACTTTTTGACGAATAAAAACTACCCTTTGGGTGTTACTGTACTAAATAAAAGTGCAAGTAATGTAGTTGCATTATTTGTTGACAAACATAAACAGGCAAATGATAGAGTAGTAGTTGCTACTCGTAGGCAATAGGAGAAACAAATGGCTTCATTAGCAGAAATAAGGGCTCGTCTTGCAGCCGCAGATAACAAGCAAGGCACACAAATAAGCGGCGGCGACAACGCAATTTACCCACATTGGAACATGAACGAAGGCGAGAGTGCAACTCTACGTTTTCTACCCGATGCTGACAATTCCAACACGTTCTTTTGGATTGAACGTGCAATGATCAAACTCCCATTCAATGGTATCAAAGGACAGATGGACAGTAAAAGTGTTCAAGTACAGGTTCCTTGTGTTGAGATGTGGGGCGATACTTGTCCAATCCTAACAGAAGTACGTCCATGGTTCAAAGATAAAAGTTTAGAGGACATGGGTCGTAAGTATTGGAAGAAACGTAGTTATGTTATGCAAGGATTTGTAAGAGAGAATCCTATAGCAGATGACAAGTCAGACAAAGCAATCAGACGTTTCATAATTGGGCCACAGATATTCCAGATTATTAAGAGTGCATTGATGGATCCTGAACTAGAGGAACTGCCAACAGATTATGCTAGAGGTTTAGACTTTAGAGTAAGCAAAACTTCTAAGGGCGGCTATGCTGACTATAGCACAAGTAAATGGGCAAGGAAAGAAACTGCACTTACAGAAACTGAAGCCAAGGCTATTGACGAACAAGGTTTATATAATTTAGGTGACTTCCTACCTAAAAAGCCAGGTGAAGAAGAACTAAAAGTGATGAAAGAAATGTTTGAAGCATCAGTAGATGGACAAGCATATGATATTGATCGTTGGGGGTCATACTTTCGTCCAGCAGGTATGCAAAAGCCTGAAGGAACGGCGCCAGCACCAGTAATGGCAGCGGCCGCATCAGCGACAGCAACGCCTGTAGAGGTTAGTGCTCCGGCACCAACCCCGGTAGCAGAAACAGTGGCTCCTGCTCCGGTTGCTACACCTGAAGAGATGGGTGCAACTCCAACTGCACCAGTCCAGACACCGGCTTCCCCTGCTGGTAGTGGACAGAAAGCCGAGGATATACTTGCTATGATACGTAGCAGACAATCTTCATCTTAACGGCAAAGGAGGGCAAGGTTTTTTCCTTTCTCCTTGCCCTCATTCTTTAGGATACAAAATGAAAAAACTTTTAGTTTCTGGCGATAGCTGGACAAGTGGATGGCCACTTGAAGAACGTATGCCTCGGGAAAATTTTACTTGGCCAAATCTAGTTGCACAAAAATTTAAATGTGATCTTGTAGATAAATCACGTGCTGGTACTAGTAACTATCGAATATTTCGTAAAGCAGTAGAAGGTATACTAGATGCTACAGTAGATACTGTAATTGTATTTTTAACACATTGGACCAGATGGGAGCAAGGATCAGGACTGATGGGCGACAAGCCAGGACGTATCTACCAACATATGCTAATGGCAGATAACTTGGAAATGTTTAAAAACCATTTCAACGGTTATAAGCAGTATACTGACAGTTTAAGACAGATTATTAGTTTACAATCGATGGCCAAAACCTACGATACTGCGTGTTATTTTCTTGACACATTCAATGATAATGTGTATAATAAAAAGGTTATTACAGAAAAACAATTTAAAAATATTCTATCCACAAATATTGTGGAATTTGACGCCATGGATGATCAACGTATACAAGAAAAGTTTACCAAAGTTAGTAATTTATATAAACATGTAGACAACAATCAATTTATTAGTCTAACATCATATGAAAATCTTGTGAAAGGTTGTAAAATAGATGGTGGTCATCCAGTTGAAGATGGACATCAAAAAATAGCTAGTATAGTTATAGATTTTTTAGAAGGAGAAAACAGTGGGTAAACCATTTGACGTAAGTAAATTTCGCAAAGATATTACAAAAAGCATTGACGGATTGTCAATAGGCTTCAATGATCCAACAGACTGGATCAGCACAGGCAACTATGCACTTAACTATTTGATAAGCGGTGACTTTCACAAAGGTGTTCCGTTAGGCAAGGTTACAGTGTTTGCTGGTGAATCAGGAGCAGGTAAAAGTTATTTTGCGTCAGGTAACATTGCAAAAGCCGCACAAGAACAAGGAATATTTGTTGTGCTTATAGATAGTGAAAATGCACTAGATGAAACATGGCTACATGCACTTGGTGTGGATACAGATGAAAGCAAGTTGTTGAAACTAAGCATGAGCATGATAGATGACGTAGCAAAAACACTTTCAACATTTATGAAGGACTATAAAGCAATGCCTGATGGAGAACGTCCAAAGGTACTGTTTATAATTGATAGTTTGGGTATGTTGTTGACTCCAACAGATATAAATCAGTTTGATTCAGGTGACTTAAAAGGTGACTTAGGTAGAAAGCCTAAAGCACTTACTGCACTTGTGCGAAATACTGTAAACATGTTTGGTAGTTACAATGTTGGTATGGTGTGTACTAACCATACATATGCTTCGCAAGATATGTTTGATCCCGATGATAAGATATCAGGTGGACAAGGCTTTATCTATGCAAGTTCAATAGTTGTAGCAATGCGTAAATTGAAACTTAAAGAAGATGAAGATGGCAACAAAATATCACAGGTGAAAGGCATACGTGCCGCTTGTAAGGTTATGAAAACAAGATATGCAAAACCATTTGAATCAGTACAAGTTAAGATTCCATATGAAACAGGCATGAATCCTTACAGTGGCCTTGTGGATTTAGCAGAAGCAACAGGATTGTTAACCAAACAAGGCAACAGACTAGCATTCAAAACTTCTAGTGGCGAAGACATACTACAGTTTAGAAAGGCTTGGGAACGCAACGAAGACGGTTGTTTAGACAAGGTTATGGCTGATTTCAATATTATAGAAGAAGTGCTAAGTACTCCAGAAGAAGTAACAGAAGTAACTGATACTGTTGAAGAGGAGAAAATATAGTGTCATTAGACTTAGCCGCACTGGTATGGAAAGAAACAAGACAGTTCATGCACGACACAGGCGACATAAGAGAAGCCGCCAATCATGTTGTTGAAGCATTAATGGGTCATCACAGTGCAGAAGAAATTAGAGAAGCATTTAAATTCGATGGTGCAATTAAGTTGGCAGTAGGTGATTATCTCGGCGAGCATGATGAAGATGATTTTGAAGAAGATGAACGAGACGAATTACTTGATCAGTATGACGACGATGGCGAATTTAACTACGATGATTATTAATGTGGTATAGCAAAGTAACCAACAACCTAGCAGAGATTCCAAATTTCATAACTCACTATGAGAATGAGTTGGCGGTTGCAAAAAGCGAATGTCGAGTTGGTGGACTTGTTGAAAAGAATATCAAAGCCTTGCCTGGACTTACCGAACATCGATTTAATCAACTGCAAGAGATTGAAGCAGTTCTTAACTATCTTAATATACAATTGCGTAAAATCAGGCGAAAACATTTTCAAAAATATTTGGAAGGGTATGCACGTGCTTTGAGTAGTCGTGATGCTGAAAAATATGTTGATGGCGAAGATGAAGTTATTGATTTTGAAACACTTATAAATGAAGTTGCACTTCTACGTAACAAATATCTTGGCATAATGAAAGGCTTAGATACTAAACAGTGGCAACTAGGACATATAGTGCGATTGCGTACTGCTGGGATGGAAGATGTACAGGTGTAAACATGCAATTAAGTAGTTTTACAAGTCCACAACAGCGTTTTGATCACTGTTATAAAAATGTTCTTTCATATCTCTATGAATACGATGCATTTATGGAAAGTGTGGCTCGGGTTGCTGGATTAGGTTGCGACCGTGAATCATTTGATATGCAGTGGTGGGCCGATGCTACTACTAGAGATGAAGTAGAAATACCTTTAAACATCAAATGTACAGTGATAAGCGATATAGAAAAACTTAATTTAAAGCATAAAAATATCAGTTTACAAAAAGAACCTTTTTGGACACCTAGTAAAGTTAAGAAACCTTTTGATATATTATGGGCTTACGATATTTTACAATATGTTACTAATCCTTACAAAGTACTAGCAAATTGGTGGAGAATAGCAACCACTGATAGCATGTTGATTATTGCAGTACCTCAGACTACTAATCTCGAGTTTAATCGCCAAGAATTTCACACTGTGTCTAACCACAAATATCACTATACGTTGCCCATGCTTATCTATATGTTGAGTGTAAATGGTTGGGATTGCAATGGAGGTTTCTTCAAAAAAACAGTTGATGACCCTTGGTTGTATTCTATTGTATACAGAAGCGATATTGAACCAATGGATCCAATGAAAACCAATCTGTATAATATTGCTGAAGACACAAACTTATTGCCAGAGTGTGTGGTTAATAGCATAAACAAGTATGGGTCCTTAAGACAAAGAGATTTAGTCCTTCCATGGATTGATAAAAATTTGACTGTGATGGAGAACCATTAATGAAAGCAGGAAAAATTTGGGGTTCAACTGAACTTATACACGCCAATGGTGTATTAGAATTCCATAGAATCGAATACAAAGCAGGCTACAAATGCAGTGAACATGAACATTGTTATAAATGGAACGGTTTCTTTGTTGAGTCTGGAAAAATGCTTGTAAGAGTTTGGCAAGATGGTGAACAAGAAGGTTTGATTGATGAAACCATACTAGGGCCAGGAGACTTTACACAAGTCAAGCCAGGCAAAATACATCAATTTGAAGGCTTAGAAGATGGAGTGGCTTTTGAATTGTACTGGGCAGAGTTCAGTCACAACGATATAAAACGCCGCACAGTTGGCAGTCCTTCGTGATTCAAAAAAATGGAAATTGGTGGCATGTACCAGGATCAAGTAGTGGACGCCCAGGTGAGTACATGCGTGAGGATAAGTTTCCTTGTGAGAGGCCCATTGATGTTGCAGTAGAACTGTGCAAACAACGCAGAAACGCAATAGATGTTGGTACCTGGATCGGTGATAGTACAAAACACATGGCCGCATTGTT